AAATATGGTAAGAAGATCTTTGACAAGATCATGGAAGCGATGCAACCTGAGTTTGAGGATGAGACTCCAATCAACCCCTTTGACTTCTGGCAGGGTGCTAACTTCAAACTGAAGATCAAGAAGGTTCAAGGTTACTGGAATTATGACTCATCTGAATTTGATCGCACTGCACCACTCCTGGATGACGACGATGCTCTTGAAGCCCTGTGGAAAAAAGAGTACTCGCTTACTGCCCTGACTGCTGCAGATCAGTTCAAGTCTTATGAGCAACTGGAGAATCGTCTGAAGATGGTTCTTGGTCAGAAGACTCCTTCCCGTCCTCGTCTTGAGGAAGATCTGGAGGATGAGAGTGAGGGTCGTGGATCTTTCACCCCTGACTTCAAGTCAAAGGCACCTGAACCTGCTGCTGACTTCAATGCACCAGACATCACTCCCAAGTCTAACGACTCTGACGAGGACGATGCTCTATCTTACTTCCAGAAACTTGCTGAGGAATGATGAGATACAACCAGTTGTGTTTAACCCTTCTGGTTATCGCAGCATATGTTAATTTACTGAAATAATCTAATATTATCCCCAGTTTTCAAGGATTCAGTCTTATATTGACTGGATCCTTTTCTGTATGTCATCATTTCTTCCATATCATCACGAATAACATTAAGATATCTGGACTTCAGTAAGAAGATACTTCTTTTATCGTCTTCAAGTTGTGATTCATATTCATAATTAGTGACTGCTTTTGCGATATTGGATAGATTGAATAGGGTATCGCTCTTACTATCTGTATATGAGAAAGCAAATGTTGAATCACATCTAAGACCTGCAGGCATCACAACAACACCATTGCCATCTTTTATTTCTGTGGTTTCATAGTGATGAGCACCATTAAAGAGGGTGTCATAGTCACCGTACTTTTCAAGCATGTAACGATCAAAGTCTGTCTGTCTCAGGGGCCACTCTGTTTGAATGTTGATGATGTTATTGCAGGTAAGAACCAACCAATCTAAGTTAGAGTCTTGATAGAAATCAAATGCTACATTGTCTGGTCTATCATCACCTCTGATTTGATACTTTTCAAAGACAGCAACACTCTGGAAGATATCTTCTCTGAGTTTTCCTTTCTTAAATAAATTTTTTACTTGAATAAAGTCGGAGATCTTCGCATCAGGAAGTCTGCTAACGTATTCAAAATTTGGAACTTGACTGAAGTAATTTGACATTTTAGAAACCTATGGTAGCATCATTATCCTGAGCATAATCATTATTAAATACGGGTTCGAGTTCACTGAACTGTAATGTGAGTTCATATGATGTCATTTCACCATCTGGAAAAGTCGCATAGTTACCTTCAGGAGTGTAGTTTACTGCAACAGATTGTAGAGCACACTCTTTTATTTTATTCATAAAAGGATTATCTTCACCACTTGGACCTCTATGAAGGTATTGAATCTGGAAAGTATGAGGAGACTTCAGGAAGAGGTGAGACTTACTTTTTTGTGCTGCAGAACCTTGCTTGAAGAATCGAATGATCTTTACAATCTCTTTACTCTCTAATCTCTCTCTTGCATTTAGTTTAAACTGGAAAGAGAATGTTCTGAGTGCAGGACCAGAGAACAGAAGTTCAAGGTTAGGGTTGATGACTGCCCCAGTGGTTCTTGTTAATAACTGACTACCAGTTCCTGATGCAGCACCAGCAAATGCGGTTGCAGCAGCAGTTCCAACTTCACTATTATTTTGAGATAATTTATTTGCAATCTCCTTTATACCTTGAAAGAATGGATCAGCCCCACCAGTAATTCCTCTTAATGCAAGCTCTGCTAATCCCGCATCCAGAGCGTTCATGTTTTGCCCTGACCACTGAACAGAGTTAGTGTCTTGAATACCACCAGGAATTGGAAGAATAACAGTTCCTATACCTTTTCTATCCTCTGCTCTATCACTAAACCCAAAGGTACTTGTACTAAAATCCTTCGGAACATATTCAAGCATTGTAAATTTAATTACATCTTGCTTAGTCTTTCCAAGATCTAATGGATAAACGCAGTCTGGAAAACTTTTTCTCGTATCTGCTCTGTCTGTAACTGAAAGAGATTGGGGAGCAGGTGCAGTGTTTAAAGACTCTAATGTTTGAACTTCATTTAGAGCAGCATTGCCAGACCCAAGTGCAGCCTTATCAAGAGTATCTTTTGTTACACCATCAATATTATTTTCTGCAAGTTCTCCTGCAGCACTATCAACTTGTTTTTTTATTCCTTGTCTTAACTGAGACTTTGGATTTTTTAGATCTCTTTGTTCATTGACAGTTGCATTAGATGTCAACTCATCTTTGGTGACTTTTCCTTCACTATTGACAGTAACACTTTGAATCAACTGACTATTGTTTCCTTTCGCATCAGTTCTATATGTTTGTCTCTGAACTGATCCATCAGCAAGAGTAGTTACATCAGTTTTATAGTAGCTCTTTCCACCAGCGGTGCCTCTGTCAACTACACTTACTTTTGATGTTTTCGATGCCATCAGATATGGTGGTTTTTATTTATTTAGTACGAATTTTCCGTATTGTAATGAGAGTAGATCATCAAGTTCATCCTGTTGAACAATGTATACTTGAGTTCCTAACTCCTCCCAGGTATATTGTCTGTACTCCTGGTGGTGAAAATTGATGCCACGAAACCCCCATCGGAATAATTCAGTCACAGCAACCAATGGATGTTGATCATATGAAATGTTAGGAGTCTTGGCATAATATTTAAAGGTGCAAATGTTTCCCTCTTCAGGTATGGGTGCTACAGTATCATTCAGTGCATACATTATCAATTCCATTCTGTCATCAACATTAGACTCAGATTGAATGTCCTGTATTATGGGTTCGATACGGTTCATTTGATACCTAACTCGTCTTCTGTGATGATCTTGAATTCAATTCTTCTGTCTTCACAAAACTCTTGAGCAGCTCTCCACTTTGCTTTGTTCACCTCCCAGGTCTTGCACTCATAAATGTATGACTGAGTAACTTTCTTCCTCTTTGCTGGTGGTTTTGTTTGCTTCTTTGGTTTCACCTCAATAACATAAGTCTTGACTTGACCAGTGCTCTCTTTTACTTTAATGATAAAGTCTGGATAGTATTTGTGAACTCTACGATCAAGTGGTGAGATGTATGGAATGTGAAACTCCTCACTACCCCACTGTAAAATATTTTCATTCAAGTCACACCAACGACAAAACTTGCGTTCCCAACTACTTCGGCATATAATATTACTGGGATCGCCCTTATATTTACTTGGATATGATGGTTTGTATTTACTCTTGATACTTTCTGCCATACATAATATATAAGGTTAAAAATTATTTATAGATGCCTACTCCAAGGTCTGTATCGGACATTAAATCTAAATTACTAAGACCTGCCCTTACCTCTCATTTTGAGGTGCAACTTTCTTTCCCGCAAGAGGTTAGAAGTTATCTTGGTGTCAATCAAGATAATGTAAATTTGTCATGCTGTGAGGCAAGTCTCCCAGGATCACAATTAGCAACTCTTGAAAATAATAATGATCGTACTGGTGTAACAGAGAAGCACGCATATAGAAGACAGTTTGATGATAGAATTGATCTGACTTTCTATGTTGATGCTCAGAATTACACAGCAATCCGTTTCTTCGAGGGATGGATTAGTTATATTATGAATGAAGATCAGGATGACAATCCAATCTCGGCTGATGGTGGTCCCAATCAAGAGCAACCACCAAATCTTGCATCAAGAAGTTATAATTACCGGGTAAAGTATCCCAATGATTATATTGCTGACCAGGGATTGAAAGTAATAAAGTTTGAGAGAGATTATCAACAACAATTGACTTATGAATTCATCAGGTCATTTCCTTTGAGTATCTCATCAATGCCAATTTCCTTTGATGCATCATCTCTTTTAAAAGTTACTGTATCAATGAGTTATATTAGGTATATTGTGCTGAAGACTCCAAGTAAAACTGCACCTCTAATACCACCAGTTCCAGCAACCAGATTTAATCCATCAAGTCAAGCACAGTCCAACGCACAATCATTCACCAACTTATATAATAATAAACTTCCACTTGGTGCAAACGATCAACTCAGATCTATACAATCTGGACTTGCTTAATAAATAATAATACTGAAAAATTCTATAGGACATCATGCCTTTACCAAAGATTGCCACACCGGTATATGAACTTGAACTACCTTCAACAGGACAAACGATCGAGTACAGACCTTTCCTTGTAAAAGAAGAGAAAGTTCTTGTGATTGCATTGGAGAGTGAAGATACCAAGCAAATCACAACTGCGATCAAAAACGTTATTAAAAATTGTATTCGCACCAAAGGTGTGAAGGTAGAAGATCTTCCTACCTTTGATATTGAATACTTGTTCTTGAACATTCGTGGTAAGTCTGTTGGTGAGGAGATTGAAGTTAATGTTACCTGTCCTGATGATGGAGTAACTCAAGTTCCCATCACAATTAATCTGGATGATATTCAAGTTCAGAAGAACGAAGAACATTCAAACAGGATTAAGGTTGATGATAATATTATGATGGAGATGAAATATCCATCACTGGATCAGTTCATCAAAAACAACTTTGACTTTAATGAAAAGAATGCAATGGATCAATCATTTGATTTGATTGCAACTTGTATTGATAAGGTCTTTACCGAAGAAGAAGTTTGGGCAGTAGAAGATTGTTCTAAGAAAGAGATTGTAGAATTTCTTGAGCAGATGAATTCTTCTCAGTTCAAAGAGATTGAGAAGTTCTTTGAGACTATGCCCAAGTTGTCTCACTCAATTAAGGTCAAGAATCCTAAGACAAAGAAAGAAAATACTGTAGTGATTGAGGGTCTTGCGGGTTTTTTCGCATAGCCCTGATCCATATGGATCTGGAGAACTACTACAGACTTAACTTTGCTTTGATACAGTACCATAAATATTCATTAACTGAGATTGAAAACCTGATGCCTTGGGAACGAGACATCTATGTTGCATTATTACAACATCATCTTGAGGAAGAAGAATTAAAACAAAAGCAAAGGAATGCCATCAAGTAAGTTCGGTTCTAAGTTTTTAGGTGAAGAAAGATACCAGCAGTATGTTGATGAACTTACTGCTGAGGGAACCATTGATGGTGAAAAATTATCTCCCGAAGAAAGAAAAGAAGGATTTAAGAAGAGAAACGATAAGATTGGATTCCAAGATTTTGTAGAGAAAGTATTAGATAAAAAACAATCAGCAACAGTTTCAAAGGGACCAACAGCACTACCAGGAGAAGGTGGTGGTGGAGCACTGGTAAAAACACCAGCAGCAGGAATAACAAAATTTGATCCAAGTAAAATTGCTCCTGCAGCCGCTGCAGGTGGTGGTATACTTGAAGAGATACTAAAGATTGTCACGTCTATTCGTGATACTTTGATAGAAAAGAATGAGTTTGATGCAGATCAATCCAGCAAGCAAAAACAGTCTGCAGAGAGAGCAAAGAGAGCAAAGAAAGAAAAGGGATTAGAGTCTGGTATTTTCAAAGGACTGGCAAAGGCAACTGAGAAAGTTCTTGCTCCAGTCAAAGGAATGTTTGAAAAGATCTTTGACTTTATCAAGACTGTTATCTTAGGTAATATTGTAATGAACATCCTTAAGTGGATGGGTGATAAAGAAAATAAAGAGAAGATTGACAACCTCATCAGATTCTTTAAGGACTTTTGGCCTGCGATTGTCGGAGCATACTTATTATTTGGAACTAAGTTTGGTGCCCTGATTAGAACCATCGGTGGTTGGGCAGTTCAAATTATTAGATTTGCTGTACCAAAACTACTGAGATTTGTCACACGGAATCCGAAAGCAGCTGCAGCATTGGCAGTTGCTGGTGGTGTTGGAATGTTAGGTGCAAGGATATTAACAGGAACTGAGGTTGGTGCTGATGAAGAACCCCCTGAGGGAGAGCAAACTCCTGAACAACAACAGGAAGCAGACTTTAGAACAGCACAAGCAACAGCAACAGATAGTTTAAGAGAAGCAGAACCTAAGCAGATGGTTGCTGGTCAAGAGTATGATCCTGACAATCCAACTGACTTGCAGAGGAAAGCAACGGATATGTCAACTCAGATGGGCAATCCTCCTCCAGCAAAAATGTCTCAGGGTGGTAGAGTCCCTGGATCTGGAAATAAAGATACAGTCCCTGCAATGCTCACTCCTGGTGAGTTTGTTATGAGTAAAGGTGCTGTAAGTAAGTATGGAACTAACACATTGGCAGCAATGAACTCCATGGGTGGAGGAACTAATATTCCAAGTCTCATGGGTGGAGGAGTTTTAGGATTCTCTGGAGGTGGATCAGTTTCTGAAAAAGAAGAACCTGGTGGTAGAAATAAAGAAGGAACAGAAGAACCACAGAAAGCAAGTGGAGGTGGCATTCAAGATTGGGTCATGAGTTTCTTCAGAGGAGGAGACAAACCAAAATCTGAAGAAGGTGGTGGTGAAGAAGGCGGAAATGGAATGTCTAAGAATGCAAAGGCATTATTAAATACCATCAGATGGGCAGAGGGAACTCTTAAACCAGATGGATATAACACCTGGTTTGGTGGTAGGAGTGACATGGATCTCACTAAGATGACTATTGATGAGGTGGTTGCTGAACAAAAGAGAAGACTATCTGCTGGTGAAGCAACATATGGGCAGTACACATCTGCTGCTGTTGGTGCATATCAGATGATGAAACCAGAAGCATTTGCTGCAAAAGCAGGTCTAAGTGGCAACTCACTATTCTCTCCTGAAAATCAGGATAAGATGGCAATTGCTGGATATATGATGGGTCAAGCGGGAATGACTCAGGCAGAAATTGATGCTCCAATCAGTAGAGAACAGATTGCAAAGATTGCTCCAGTCTGGGCTTCCCTACCAATGATGAGTGGTAGAAGTAGATATGGACAACCAGTTAAAAGATATGAAGATCTTGTTAGTGTTTATCAAAAAAATCTTTCAGGATTAGATCCAAGTTCTTTCTCAGCAACAACAACTCTTGCTGCTGGTGGTGCTACCGGTGTTACTCCATCTACAGGATCACCATCTTCAAGTACAGCATCTACGGGTTCAGGTGGTGGTCTTCCAACATTTGATTACAAGAAAATAAGACAAGAACTTGGAGTGACGACAGCATCTGTTTCTAAACCATCAAGACCATCATCGACCGCAGCATATACGCAGATGCAGCAGGGCCAACAACAATCTCCCCAGAAGACTGAGAAATCGCAGTCACCTGGTATTCCTTCATTTGATGCTGCTGCGATGTCTTCTTCTAAGAAGATAAAAACTTTAGGGATAACGGTGTAATCTATGGCAATTACTGCTCAGAAGTTACTTCCACAAAAGACTGGCGGGGCAATGGTCCCGATAAAGAAAAGTGCTATCACAAACATTACACCGATAGCAACAAAGGCATCTCCTGCTGCTGACCCCGCTGAGACAGAGGAAAAAGATACTCTTGTAATAATAAAAGAAAGATGTATTGAAATAGATACTCTTCTCAAAGGATCTCTTGCACTTGATAAGATTAGAGCAGAGCAATCGCGAAAGAAATCAGAGAAGAAAGAACGTGCTGAGGGAGAAAAAGAATTAGAGAAGAGTGATAATAAAGATGAGAAGAAAGCAAAAGGTCTAAAACTTCCTAAGATAAGTTTCTTTGACCGCATCAAAAACTTTATCAAGAATGTTATTCTTGGGTTTATTGTAACCAGACTGATAAAGTTTGCTCCAGAAATAGCAAAAGTTTTATCCTTCTTGGCACCCATTGGTAAGTTTATCTTTGCCGTTGGAGCAAAACTGTTAGAGGGATTTGTAAACCTTGTTGACTTTGGATACAAGATTTATGATTCTGGTAGACAATTTATTAAAGATAAGTTAGGTGATGAAGCATTAGCCAACTTCGATAAACTGTCTGGTGCAATCAACACAATGCTGAATCTGGCATTGATTGCTGCCATGGCAACCATGGGTGGCCGTCAACGTGGACCAAAAAGAAAAAGACCAAAGAGACCAAGACGACCCAGAAGATTTGATCCGAAAGAAGTAAGGGATAGAGCAAGGAATATACAAAGACTCCGAAGACAGCGTAGGATGCAACAAGTCGCACAAAGACTTGCACCTGTTGTTGATGCTGGACGAGGTGTAGTTCAAAAAGGCAGAAAGGTTGTTGACACTGTTGTAGATCTTGGACAAGGTGTAGTTCAAAGTAAACCAGTACAAGACCTTGCAAAAAGAGGTCAGGGATTATTTGATAGGATTGCTAATAATAAATTTGTAAAAGGTGCTACTGGTCTTGCACAAGACTTTGGTAAAGCAATATACAAAGGTGCTGTAGGGACAACTAATTTTATTGGTGGTCTTGGGAAAAAATTTGGTGGTGCTATCAAGAATGCCTATGATGGAATGGCAGACTTTGCCAAGAAGAGATATGATGATGTAATCAAAGCAAGAGATTTTCTTGCTAACAAATTCAAACAGGGTACTCAAGCATTAGGTAATGCAGCAAAAGGTCTTGCAGATAAAGCAAAAGAACAATTTGTTAAAAAAATTGTTGAACCTTTACAACCAATATTCAAACCATTGCTTGAGAAAGTAAAGTCTCTTGGTGAAAAATTTAAGGATGTTCTGAAAAAGATACCAGGGTTTGATAAAGTTGATGGTGTTCTAAAGAAACTTGGTGCATCATCTGGTGAAGGTTTGATGAAGAAGATAGGAGCAAAAGCAATACCAATTCTTGGTGGTATTGTAAACCTCCTGTTTGCTTATGATAGAATTGCTCAAGGTGATACTTTCGGCGGACTTTTAGAAGGTGTATCTGGTGTATTTGATTTATCAGGTGCCTTTGGATTTGCTCCTGGTCCTGCAGTGTCAATGGCAATTGATTCTTATATGCTTGCTCGTGATTTTATTCCACAAATTCAAGAGGGAGAAGAGGCAGTAATTGGTGCAGCTGGACTTGGTGGATTGAAGACTCAAATGGATAACATGGCAAAGAAACTTCCAGACCTTTCTACCATTGCTAAGTTTATTGTTGGTGGTGATCCGAACAAACCATTAGTTGGTAACAAGACGGATAAAGGAGAAACTTCAGGAACTAATAAATCAAATCTTGGTTCTACTCCCAATACGAATACAAGCACTAACACAGCATCAGGATCCAGAATGGGTAACTTTGATGTTGAAGCAAGTAATAATATTGTCAAGGTTGGTAAAGATCTCATCTCTCAAGGATTCTCTGTTGCAGAACATCCAGATTTTTCAAAGAGAACTGATGGACAAGGTGGAGATTATACTCCTGGTGAGGGATCAGTATCTAATGTTCACCAGGGTCGTGGTCACTATGAATCCAGAGCAATTGATGTTACTGATTGGAGAGGAACACTTGAAGATTCTAAGGCAAGGTATCGTTCTGTCTTAGATTCAATTTATAATAATGGAAACATGGCACAAGACATGTTACTTATTCATGATAGTTGGGGAGCTGCTGATAAGACTGGTAAGGATGGTCCAGGGTCTCATGCTCACAAAGAGCACATGCACGTTGAGGTGAAAGATAAAGGTGGATTTATTGGCCAAGGATTGTTCAAAAATATGGGTGGTGTTGAATTTGTTCTTGATCATGACACTACAAAAGCACTTGAGAAGACACTTCCTGGATTCCTAAACGCTATAAACAAAGCAGATGGAAAATCAGTGATGAAAGTTCTTGAGCAATATGCATCATATGATATGCCAGAGGTGATTCCAGTTCCTGTCCCACAACCAATTCAAAATGCTGCTTCTGATGCATATGGAAAGGCAAAGTCTGCAGTAACTAATGTTGTCGCAAAGGGCAAGGAAATGTTCAGCGATATTCTATACATGCGTTAAATAGAAGTAAGAGGTAATACACATGGCAGATACTAAAGTAACAGGTGCTCAGTCTACTCCTGCTTTTATTGAGAGACTGGATGTTTTCTCAAACAAAGATCAGGGCAAGACTGTATCTATCGTAAACGGAACAATGCAGTTGATGTATTATGAGAGTCTTCTTCAGGACTCTGTAATGGCAACTGTTACTTTTGCAGATTCAGGAAATTCGATTGATAAAAAGAGTGCCTTAGAAGGGTTACCTATCGTAGGAACTGAAAAGGTGATCTTCAAAATTAAAGACAATAATGAAGAGCAGATAGAATTTACATTTTATGTTAACAAGGTAACTCCTGTTGGTGATCAAACAACAAAAGGTCTTGTCAATCTTCACTTAGTTTCAAAAGAATATATTCTCAATGATGAGGTTAGAATTAATAAACGATTTGATGGTAAGGCATCAGAAACAGTCAAAGAGATATTGACTAACTTCTTAGAAACAGATAAAGATGTTACTGATATTGAGGATGCTACTGAACTGAATGAGATTCCTGGACAATGGAAACCTTATTACACACTAAACTGGTTATCAAAGAAGTGTGCTCCTTCTGATGTGACACCTGGTAAGACTGCAGGATTTTTCTTCTATGAAACTTCAAAGGGATATCATTTTAAATCAATTGATACTTTATTGAGTCAAGAGAAAAAGAAATCAATTATCTATAATGAAACTCCCGACTCAAGAGGTGCAAATATCCCAGAGGGATATGATATGAAAGCACTGACATTCTCTAAGGATAATCGTGTTAATGTTCAAGAGAAGATGCAGGCAGGATTCCAATCAACACGAATTGTTCTGTTTGATCCATATACCTGTAAGTATGAAGTCTTGAATCCAAAAGCTACAGGAGATGATGGTGTTGAGGATTCTTTGAAGAAAGGTGGAAAGGAACTACCAGTTCTCAACCCAGAGTTTAACCGCCCAGGAGAGAACAAACAGTTCTCAAGAACAACTTATATTGTTAAGGACACTGGAACCCTACCATCAGGAACAAGTCAGCAGCAGATTGAAAAGTCAAAGGATCCAAACTTTAGACCCGAACTGATTACCAATCAGGCAATCATGCGTTATAATCAACTGTATGCTTCTGAGATTGAGATCACTATCCCTGGAGATTTCTCTTTACATGCAGGTGATGCACTTTATTTTGATGCTCCATCGGCACAGGAGGATACAAAAAATGACGATATTGACCGTCAAATTGGTGGTCTATATATTATATCGGCATTGTGCCATTTGGTTAATGCTGAGGGAACCTATACCAAACTAAATCTGGTAAGAGATTCCTTCGGTAGAACTGGAAAGGCAAGAGAGGGTAAAAATGAGTCTGGTAAACCAGCAACTCCAACACAAACACCTGGAGTACAAAACCCCTATCAAAGAACAGTATCAAGATTAGCAACTGATACGACAACCGCTTTCTAAAAAGAAACCATGGAAAACATCGAAGCACATATCAAGAAGGACAAAGAGATCCTTCAAGATCCTACAACTAATCCACAAATGCGTCGGCACATTGAAGGCGAACTGCATGATCTGGAAGAATACGCAGAGCATCATAAAAAAGAAATCGAAGCAGGTGATCACCACGATCCCACTTACCTGGAATTATTCTGTGATCAAAACCCATCCGAACCAGAATGTCTGGTATATGATGACTGATGGCAGAAGGAGCAGCACTATTTGATCCTGGTTTTTTAGGCACACAATTCATTTGGTGGCTCGGCCAAGTTGCCGATGACTCCGAATGGAGAGATAACATCCTGCCTGGAAAATTTGAGGATGCAAATAGTATCCCTGGATGGGGTAGACGATATAAAGTTCGTATCATGGGTATCCATGATAAAGAAGAGGAGTCTATCCCTTCGGATCAGTTGCCTTGGGCGAGTGTCATGTATCCCATCACTGCTGGTGGTGGACAAACAGGGGCAAGTCAGACCCCCATGATCCGTCAGGGTAACTTTGTCTTTGGATTCTTCATGGATGGGCAAGACCAACAGGTCCCCGTCATCATGGGAATCATGGGGCATAATGCCCAAACTCCAATGACCAAGAAAATTGGTACGACTGAATCTAATTTCAGTCCTACCAGTGGATATGCTGAGGGCAAGAGACCAGCAACTGGAAACGCAAAACCAATTGCTCCTGATGATGGACTGGTTACAAAGAAACCAACTGATCCAAAATTAGCTGCTGCACTTGCTCCTGCACCACCAGGAGTTCAACTTAATAAGTTTGGACTGAGACCAGACCAACCTCTCAGCGCAATCCCTGGTGGATTGCAGGCTGCAAATGATGCCAGAGAAGCAGCAAGAAATGCAGGACTATCTCCTCAAGAAGTAGAAGATGCTGCCATGAAGGCAGTTGCAGATCAGGTCGCAAAATTAAGGAGGCAGCAAGAATCTCCATCTGCACCAAGCACTGGTAATCCAACAAAAGAAAATCCCGATGCAGTACATCAACTCTCTGCAGCAGATACAAAGAGAGAGGCAAAGATAAAAGAATGTATCGTCGTGATGAAACCAGACCCTGACCAGTTTGTTCAGTCGGCAGTGTCTGCGATTCAAACAACCATTAAAACACTGACAGAAAGACTTAATTCATATCTCAGTGCCATCTCAAGTTATGTTGATGCTGTATCGAGCACGATTGAAAATGTACAAAAGTTGATTAGTGATGCTGCTTGTCAGATTGCCAAGTACATGAAAGTTATCATGGATAAGGTGATGGAGTATGTACTCAAGATTCTTAATAAAGCATTGACAAAAGCAGTTGCAGCATTGCCCACTCATATGAGATCAATGTTTGGTGATATGAAAGAAAAAATCACTGAACTGATTCTTTGTTTGTATGGCAAACTAACTGAGAGTCTCTGTGGAATGATTCAAGGTGTTCTTGATGATGCTTTAGACATGGATAATGCAGAAAGAAAAGCAAGAGAGAACGTAGATAATCCACAGAATGATCAAGTAAAGAGACAACCTCAAGTTGGAACTTGTTATGCCGAGGATGTAATTGGTGAATTACTATATGCAAATAAAAAAGCAATCGATGATGCAAACAACAACTTATTGAATAATGTTAATTCATTTTTAGAAGATGTACAGAATGAATTAGCGGGGGTAAGTGGTGCTCTCTCTGATATTACAAACCTCCTTGGTGGCATTAGTGGTAGCATGTCTTCTGCTCTCAGTTTCAGTAATATATCTCTGAACGTATTTGGTTGCGAGTTATCTCCAAACTTAGCAGTGTCTGACAAGTATTGTCTGTCAAATGGTGGATCTTCACAAGAAGATTCTGCTTTACCAAGTACTAAGTCTATTGAGAATGCAACCAATAGAGAGAATGACACTGCAAGAGAAGCACCCACAGAGACACCATTTGCATCACCACCAACATCTCAACCTGATATTGACCTTGATACTCCAATAACACAAGAAGAAAGAGATGCTGTGGCACAAGGCAATATTATTGATGAAGAAGGAAATACTATCGGAACCATCTCATAAATACTCATTATGAAGGCAAAGTATAATCGATAATGTCGTTTAATCTCTTCGGACCTGCATCTAAATCCGATATCAGGGTTGGTTACATTGACCCTGAGAGAGGTTTTGTCGGTAATCTTACCGTATATGAAGCTAATAAGTACGCAAAATTAAATCCAGGAACTACTTTTATCTTTAGAAGAAGAGATAAAATTCAGTTCATGAATATTAATGAGGTTAATGCACTTGAAGGAAAAGACCTCCTACCTACAAACTCAGCATCAGGAAGTGCTGGTTGTGATGGTATAACTGGTCTTGACATTTATGAAGATGGCACTGGCACTGGCACTGGAACTGGTGGTGGTACTGGAACTGGTGGTGGTACTGGTGGATTCAATAATATAAAACCAGAAGTTCTAAAAGAAATTTCTCCCAGAGTAAGGTTCTCTGGTGGTGGAGGAATTGGTGCCAAGGGAAATCCTATTTTTGGTAATGATGGATCTCTGCTTGCAGTTGATTTGATCGATGGTGGTTGGGGATATCAATATGCTCCTATCACAGATGTGTTTGATGAATATGGCATTGGATCTGGAGCTGTAGTTCGCTCTATTATGATCGGAGATCCTGGTTATCCTGAATGTAAGTTTCTCACTACAGTAGAAACTTTTGAGAATGAAGAAGATTTTGAGGAGTATGATCTTAGTGGAGCACCCACAACAGGATCTTTCGGTAGAAGATATGATAAAGATGGAAAAGATATCGGAATATGGGATCCTACCATCTATGCAAATCTTGATAACGATCCAGTAAGATTAGAGATTCAAAGGTATCAAGACTTTCTTCTCTCTTTGAGAAGAGGTCAGAAGATTAATATTGATCAGAATATAGTCCGTAATTGGTGGACAACAAGACAAGAAAGACCCATTCAGGTAACTGCAAGAAATAAAAAATCAAGAATTGTTCACAAGGTTAGACATCCTGGATGGAACAACAGTGATGAAAATAATAAACCAAGAGAGGATGCTGATTATATTGATGTTGTCTTTAACATCTACAGTGCAGGTGCCAACAAAAGGAACTTGAGATTTATCTTTGCATCAGAGGATGGAACTGAAAAATTTGTCATTAAAGCAGATGACTTTAAGGATAAAAAAGTCCATGAAGTAACCAAGAGAATAAAGAAGAATGTAAATTACAATGTTTCTTCAAGTGGTGATAAAAAAGATACTGGAAAGAAAGGTAAGGGAGTAGAACAAGGTTTAGCTGGTTTCCTTGGGAAAAATCCAAAAGAAAAAAATAAGGGAAAGAAAGGAAAAGTTATCTTTGCCGACTTTAGAAATACAACAAATGATAATGATGATTTGCAGATCGAATGTACACAAGGTATATTCACTGCATCAAATAAAGATAAAAGTAAAGGAAGATCTACTTTTACTTTAACTTACAAGTTTGAAGACAGCAGGGCATATAGATCCTTGCAAGATAATGTAGAGAAAAGTTTCATGAACCGCAATGCGGTTTCTCCAGTTCCTCCATCAAATGCTCCTGGCAGTGACTTTGCTGGGATTGAACATACTATGGAGTGGGAAGAAGATTTCCCATATGATGGAGAATATACCTTCAAATATCTTGCTGATAACGTTGCTGATTTTTATCTTGATAATGAATTAATTGGTAGAGCAAAAAGATTCAAAGGATCTCCTGAAAAGATAAAGAGATTTGTGAATTCTGGTGTTCATAGGATCAGAATTGATCTTGAGAATATTCCAATCTATACTAATGTAGTAAAACAAAGGGAAGAAAAGAATAGAATTCCTGTTGAGTTTGAAGTTTATGGTCAAGGAAGCGAAAGACATAGACAAATAAAATTTGCGTTTACTTCTGAGGATGGATCGCATTCTTTTGTTCTTGACAATGTTCAAAAGAGTGATAGTTCTTATAAAAAAGAAATTAATATCCTTAGAAATACCAATTACAAGGTTGTTGCAGTTGCTGATGCTGCTCCAGAAAAAGTATCCGATAAAAGAGAATATAAATTAGACTTTGATGGATTAAACAGGGCAAATAATCCAATTGAAGTTTCAGGTAAAAATAGCAGAAATAATAATAATACATTAAAATTGAGAGATGGCAGTGGCAGTGATGCTAATGCTAAGTTTACCATCATGTCAACTTCTCCTGGACTGAAAGCAAAGTTCTCTGATGATGGAACAAAGTTAATTGTCACTGGACAATCAAAAGGTGATGTTACTTTAAGATTACAATGGGATGATAATCCGCGCACGGCTGGTGTTGCTGTAAAGTCAATTAAGATAGGTGACACCAAGTGGATTCAGAGTGGTGAAAAAGGTAATGTCACGAGAAAAATAAACATTAATAAAGCATCAAATACTAAATCAAACTCTGGAGTTGTTGAACAAGGAACGGTACAAGAATTTAAACAACGCACGAAAGAAAAAGGAAACAAACCAAGTAAGATTGCTTTCGCAGATTATGTTGGATCTGCAAATGACAATGATGATATGCAAGTGAAGGTAAGTAGAGGTACTTTTACTGCATCAAATAGAACTCCCATAAAAGGAACTGGTCCACAAGGTACACAGACAAGAGGAACACATAATCTGACCTTTAGAGTTGATGCAAAACCAGAACTCAAAGGATCTATCCCCGCATCAGAAAGAGGTTTTGAAACTCAAGAAGTCTTCAGCACGAAAGAGTTTATTGATAAAGCAGATAGAAAACTGTGGAGAATCAATCCAAATGCAGGTAGAGATGGAGACTTCTTAAGTAGATACGGTATTCTCCCTATTAACCCTGATACAAATAAAGCACAGACTGATGATTTTGCTGGTAACTACGTCATCAGATGGGAGTATGTAGACTTTCCTATCAGCGGAAACTATAATATTGAAACGATGGTTGATGATGATGTCACTCTTTACATTGGCAACCGTGCTGGTGGTGGTAGAATGGCAATTGGTAACGGTCTTGGTGATATTAATGATGGTGGTGATGAAGTTATCATCAGAAAGAAGGGATTTAGTGGTCCAGGAAGAAGTACGGGTAAGAGTTTTGAAACAAGATATTTTGATGCTGGTAAGTACAGAATCAGAGCAGAACTAAAACAAATTCCAGGAAAACCCCTTAGTGGTGGTAATCCCATGGCTCTTGCTGTAAGAATTAGAGCAACTTTCAAAGAGAAGAAAGTTGTATCTGCCAGATCTTGGAATGATAATCCAATGGGTGCTGCACTTGTAATTGATGCACCTATGCCACCGATTCCGCAAGAACCAAAACCTGTGGCAGAGGGTAGATGTCCTAATAATCCAATTTGGACCACAAGATTCCCAGGATCAAGGGATAGATGGTTCCCTGTGACTCTTGATGATAGGTGGAGTCTGTTCATGAATCGTTATGCCCTCTCACCTATTCCTCCACTTGCAACTCCAGGTTCTGACAATGCTGGTGGTCAACCTTATAGAACTTCATGGGTCATTGAAGCACCTTATGCTGGATTCTATGGTCTGAAGGGAACTGTTGATAATGGTGGTAGAATCTTAGTAGATGGTAAGGAAATCATGTCCGGTGGTTTGAACTATCCAAAGAGAGGTCTTGAAGGATTTAAATCAAAGTTTCCCCAAACTGTTAAGTTCCCTCTTTCTGAAGGGAAGCACACCATTGAAGTTGAAGTTGTTAATCAAGTTACTGAGACCTTTGAAAAGGTAAACAAAAAGGTCTTTGATACAAGAGACTGGGGGACTCCAGCAAAAACAATAGAAAAGGAGGGTAATTCACCAGTTACCTATATTGGATTAAATCGAATAAGTAGCGAGGATACTTATCCTGTAAGAACTGAAGGTGCCAGTAGAACTGCAGGAAGAAGAGTTAGAAATAATGGTAGAACAGTTGAATTTGATGATGATGCCACTAATGGATTTGACGTAAATGCTTCATTAAGAATTCAATCAACTTCTCCGGGGGTAACTGCAAAGTTTAGTGGTAATGGTGGGGAAATGATTGTCAAAGGAAGTGGTGATGTTACTTTGAAATTTAGTTGGGATGATAATCCAAAAACTTCTGGACTTTCTGTTGGAACTTTGAAAGTTGGTAGAGGTGAGAAAGTCAGTTTCACTGCTACACAAAGAGGAGAGAAAGGTAGTGTGACTAAAACCATTAAAGTTGGCGGTGGTAAAAG